TCAGCCTCAATACGTGCCGCTTCGGCTTCTTCTGCTGCCTTCTTTTCAGCTTCAATGCGTGCCAGCTCGGCTTCTTCGACTGCCTTCTTTTCAGCCTCAATACGTGCCATCTCGGCTTCTTCGGCAGCCTTCTTTTCAGCTTCAAGTCGTTCCAGCTCGGCTTCTTCGGCTGCCTTCTTTTCAGCCTCAATACGTGCCATCTCGGCTTCTTCTGCAGCCTTCTTTTCAGCCTCAATGCGTGCCATCTCGGCTTCTTCTGCAGCCTTCTTTTCAGCCTCAATACGAACAAGTTCCGCATCTTCTGCAGCCTTCTTTTCATCATCAATACGTGCGGATTCTTCTTCTATATTGACTTCTAATATTGGTTTATCCTCAAGATCATTATTTGAAACACGTTTCATACCCATAGCGGATAGCAAGCAATCAAGAAAATTCATATTTACTAAGAAATATCTAATTATTATTTGTTATAAATTTCGGTTTATATCGTTTATCTAAAAGATAATCTATATATTTTGTTATATATTTTTTTATATCATTGTGAAGTGGTAATGTAAAAAGATAAGACGATTGTGCTATTTTATCTTCAGGTGGTGTTAATATTTCATAAAAATTATTGGCTGAACTAACAGTTTTATTTATACCATTTATGTTGAATGTGCTTTCTATTCTAGAACGGGATAATAAGACCTGTAATCCACTATCATATGAATGTGTTCGTCCTCTAACATAATTATTTTCTACGAAAGTACCAACCGTAGAATAGCCAGACACTTCTCGCAAATTATTATTTATATTCCAAAATACATCTATATAATATTTTTTACCTGGAATTAGACAGTGAGCGTTTGTTAATTTTGATAAAGGCATAATAATATATATTATAAGTAAACTTTAATATTTTTACAAATTAATTATAAATGATATAAAGAGACAACGCAATAATACTATGTGTATATAGTGTGTATAGTGTATGTTTTATGTAGTTTGTTTATGAGCTCCTTTAGCTCAGGGGTAGAGCGCTACCCTTGTATGGTTTTAATACCCGTTAAAGGTAGGTAGTGGTCGCGTGTTCGAATCACGCAGGGAGCTTTTATAGTTCTATTAATTTTTGGGAGTGTAGCTCAAATGGTAGAGCGCACGCTTAGCATGCGTGAGAACGGGGATCGATACCTCGCTCTTCCAATATGGCAGTTTGTCCGAGTGGTTAAGGAGAATGACTAGAAATCATTTGTGAATATTCACGCGTAGGTTCGAGTCCTGCAACTGTCGCCAGCCCCTATAGCTCAGTGGTTAGAGCGTGTGCTTAGTAAGACCATATATAGGTCCTTTTTAGCACAAGGTCGAGAGTTCAATCCTCTCTGGGGGCTACAGACCTAAATATGTCTTTAAAATGTTTACAGCACGGTTGTCCGAGTGGTCTAAGGAGCCAGACTTAAGACCTGGTACGTAAGTGCGTGGGTTCGAACCCCACACCGTGCAGCATAATGGGTTTCAATATTTCCCCAATTAAAAATATTGTGGTACCGGCAGGGGTATATATATGCTCTTATAGTGTAGTGGTTATCACTGTTGACTTTGAAATACATTTTACATAAATTATGTTTACACGTACAAAACTCAACAAACCCCGGTTCGAATCCGGGTAAGAGCTTATCTAACAGCAACGTAGCTCAGAGGCAGAGTGTTGGGCCCATAACCCAAAGGTCGGTGGATCGAAACCACTCGTTGCTAATTATAATAATTTGATTGATTATTTCAGATTATTATAAAATACTTTCATATTTCCAAACGTATCCTTTTGATGTTCTGATACGCCCATTGCAACAGTGACCTATACAAGAACGTGTTATACCTATATATTCAGATGCTTCTTTTAAACTATTAAATGTATTTAATCTATTTCCTTGAATATCATATTGTATAATCTTCATATTTTTTGATGTAATACTTTCATATTTCCAAACATATCCTTTGGAAGTTTTATACTTACCAATACAACAACGAGTGATAGAAGAAGATGCTACACCTATATATTCAGCTGCTTCCTTACAAGTATCAAATGACTTTAATCTATTTCCATGAATATCATATTGTATGATTTTCATGTTTCTTTGATTTATTTTAGTTATATTTCCTTTATCTATAGAATCTTGTGTTTTTTTACATCCTTTTAATGTTTCACTTATTTTTTTTTTAGTTACTTCATTAGGTTGATTTGTTAAATGTGGCATTAATGGAATAAGTCCGTTTTTATGTTTTGTTTTCAAAGTTTCAGCTATTTTGCGTTTAGTATCTTCGTGATGTTTTCCAGAATTTCCCCCCAATCGTATATTATAACCATTTGGCACCAAACAATTATATTGTTCGATATATTTTATTTCCATATCATCTAATTGATTATCAAATGTTATACATACTAACTGAAAATCAAAGTTCTCAACACCATATTTTTTTAAAGCCGATTTCAAATATCTACAATTACTGCTATTTTTTCGGTGACCTTTCCATCTTGTTTCTAAGTCCTGTGTGGTTTGTCCGATATATATTTTATTATCGATCTTGTTTTTGATTTTGTAAATATAACCCATCTATATATTTACAAAGTATTTTATCTTTAAGTAGATATTACAAAAAATATACTTATTCCTAAATATTTTCGATTTGTTCCTTTTGAAGTTTTTCCTTCCTTTTTAAATAGGCTTGTCTATTATATTCTTTCTTTTGTTCTGGTGTTGGTTTATAACCAGTATTTTTCTTATAATTATTATTTCTTTCCTTTATAGCTTCTTTATTCTTTTCATAATACTCTTTTCTGCTTGCGGGTGCGGTGTATTTTTTGAGGTGTTCTTTGGTAGCAAGTAATTCCTCTTCCAATTTTGCATTTTTTTCCAAAAGTTCCTTTATTAGTGCTTTATCATCCATTACGATACTATATATAAGAAAAAATATTTATATCTTTTTATTATATTTTGTCCCATTTTACACCTTTTCTTATTTCAAATGCCGATTTTATAATAGGTGTAATAATTTATATTTAAAAATATGTATTTAAAAAAATAATATTATATTATAATAATGTTAGGTATAATTCAAAATATTCCGAATATTAATACATATCCACTTAAATATGTATTTGAAAATTTAAAATTACAACATAAACCTAATACATTATGGTTAGAATTTGGAGTAGCAGGTGGAAGAACCATTAATTATATTTCTAAATTTACAAATGATAAAGTTTATGGATTTGATAGTTTTGAAGGATTGCCTGAAAAATGGAGGGATGGTTTTGAGAAAGGTGCATTTAATAGAAATGGTAATTTACCGGAAGTAAATAAAAACGTAGAATTAATTAAAGGATGGTTTGATGATACATTACCTAATTTTATAAAAAATCAAAATAAAAAAGTTTCTTTCATTCATATGGATGCCGACTTATATAGTTCTACAAAATGTATTTTCAATAATTTAAAGGATTATATTGATAAAGATTGTATTATTGTATTTGACGAATTAGTAAATTATCCTGGGTTTGATGGAGATACAGGAGAACTCAAAGCATTTTATGAATTTATTACAGAAAATAAAGTAGATTATGAGTGGATTGGAATGAATGGAACTCCTACTGGTATGTCTGGTTATTATCACGAAAATGTAGCATTAATTATTCATTCAATAAATTAATTTTAATTACTATACTTTATATATTATATAGTAATTATGCCAAAACATAAAAGTAGCGATTATAAATTAACAGCAGTTCATTATTATTTAGTTGAAGATAAAACACAAGAAGAAATTTGTAAGATTTTCAAATGTTCTCCAAGAAGTTTAATGCGTTGGGTTAATAAATATAAAAAAGATGGAGAAATTACTGGTTATAAAAGAACTCCTAAAGCATACAAAGTTCATAAAGAACATGGCATATCCATTTATTATTTAAATGTTTAACAATAGCATTATATAAATAGTTTATTTTATCCATTACTATAAATAATACATAATAAACTATTTATATATATTTTCATTATACTTGTTTCAAAATCGCCGTTTTACATTTCAAACTCCTATTTTTATTCAATAATCACCGGATGGTTCTGAGGTCAACAACACAGGTGGTTCAAGCGTTTCTGTATCATTTTCTTTTTCTTTCTCTCTTTCCTCTTCAGCTTTTTTATCTTGTATTTCAATTATTTTGATAAACATTTTCATTTCTATTTCATCATCATTTGGATTATCTTTACTGTATTCATTTTTCAACAATTCTATGATTTGCTCTCCAATATTTGTTCTTCCATACTTAGATGTCAAAATATTATATGCTCCATAATACAATTGTCTTTGGAAAAACTTAGAGACTGCTCTATCATAAGTGTTACTCATCTTAAAATATAAATATTATTTATTAGTTTACTTCTATTTCAATTTTATCATAAATATGTAAAATACTTTCTTTGAATAATGTATAAGAAAAATGAAAGAAAACAAAACACTAATACTGAGTATATTATTAATATTAATAGTAATTATAACACTGGTATTAATAGGATATTTTATAAAAACAAAATATTTAAATACTTATGAAGGAATAACGAATCAAGATGATAGTACAATGATAGTAGTTACATTAAAATCAGATAGTAATAACATAACAGTGGAAGATTTAAAAGATAAATCAAGTATAGGTAATGGTATTCCATCGGAATTAGAATATAATATCCGTTCTTTTTCATCAGATAATAGCAAGGTTGACCCAGGTATTATTCAATTTCAAGAGAACTTACCAAAAACTATTAATCTATCATCTATAAATACAACCGTTTCAAGAGAGGAATTATTAAAAGAGAATAGTAAAATAGATTTACAAAAGACAAATAGTTTCATAGCAATTTATCCCAAGACTACAAAAAATTTTCCAAGCAATTTCCAAATAAAATTAGAGAACAATGTAACAAAAAACGAAAAAATATTTAATTTATGGGGTGATAATGATATAAATAAATCTTTAGCCAGACCAAAAGGAAATGCGAATACAATAATAGGACCTCATAATTTAGAAAGTTATTTATGTAAAGAAGATTATGAATTTACATATAATCAAATCACATTTGGTGTAAATTGTAACGACATAACCATAAATAAATCTTTAGTAATGAATAATATGGACTTAGGTAATAAGGTTATAAATGTAATTCAATCTGGAGATATATTTGATAACAATGGTAAAAAAATAGGAAGTGTATCCAAAAGTGATATACAACCCAACATATCTATGGAAACAATCACAATAAATATAGAGAATGCTGACGAAATAACCGGAATGTTGATATATATTGGTTATCCTACTGAAGTTTAATTCCCAAATTATAATGATTAGACTATATTTTAATCATTATAGTATATAAGAAGATGAAATTTATAAATAAGAATAATATCAATTTATTTATCATATTATTAGGTATTGGAATAACATTATGGTATTTTTATAATACATTATATGAAAATTTTGAAAATGTAGATGATTTAGTATCAGCTGCTGGTACTTGTGGAGACCCGAAAGGATGTAAAACTGCTGAAGAAATATCAAAAGAAGCCGAACAAGAAATGAATAAAAAGAAACAAGAATTGGCAAAACCACCTTCGTCTCCCCCAGATATGAGGGATATTACATTAGGCATTACAATACAAAATAATAATGATAACTTAAAATCAATAAATTATAATGTACCAGAAATAAAAGCACCAAGTATTGCGGGAACAACGGTAGGTCCAACTGTACCTAGAGTAATAAATTATAAACCAATATTAATTGATAAAAAATTACTAAGTCAAACTGAAAAAGATGTATATATGTTAGATGTAGATCCATCAGCAATTGGTATTATAGAAGAGCCTATTTATAATATAGCAAGTGTATCCGTAAATCATCCTGATAAAAAATCAAGCGTAAATACATTTTATGAATATATACCACGAAATCATTCATTAGCAAGTATATATAAGAAGAAAAAAGAAGAGATTGAAACAAGAGATGTAACCGTAAATACAAATAATAAATATATATTAAAAAATAATGCAAAAGAACAATCAAAAACACTTGCATTAGATAAAGCAAAACCAAATAATAATTTTGTAATCATAACACCTGAAACGAATGATACATTTCCATCTAATTTTACATTAACACTTAAAAGCGATTTAACATCCAACGAGGTTCAATTGAATTTATGGAATGATAACTTTCTAAACGACAACAAACCAAAACCAGAAGGTAATATGAATACAATATTAAATAAAGATACATTATCAAAATATACAGAAAATATTTCGAGAAGTGTTTTTGGATATAACAAAGAAGTATTTGGTGATTCTTGTTATAAAATAGATAGTGATATGTGTATGATAGGAGGTTTAAATGTAGGTAACCGTTCTATTAATATTATGGCAACCGGTAATGTATATGACGAAAATAATAATGTTATAGGTAATGTAGAAAAACAATCAAGCACTGAAGACAACCAAGTAGAACAATACAAAATAAATATAAATAGTGAGAACATTACTGGTCTGATATTATATTATTCTTATCCGGCATAGTCATTTGTAAATATTATCTATGGAAATATTTACAAATTTAAAGTCCTTTTCTGTGATCTAAAACGTAAGGATTCGATTGTAAATTATTTAAGAATTCAGGATTGGTTCTATCAGTTTGGATATTAGAGTAAAGTCCTCTATCATTACCAGATAAACTTCCCATACTAGATACTTCTGGTGATCTATAAGGCATAGTAGCAGTAACAGGTCTCGAATTCTTTAGTTTTTCATCACGTGCTACTTGACGAACATTTACATCAGAATTCATTAATGACATGTTACCTTTTACCATATAACCTTGGATGGTGCTTGACTTAATATCATTATTACGTTGGTTATATCCAGATTCATAGGATGATGGCTGTCTGGTTCCATCTCCAGCACCAGCTACACCACCATAGTAAAAATCACCGGTTTCGTTACGTGTAGTGTAAGCTACTTGATGTTCGGTATTTTTATAAGCACCACCATGTTGGTTAGCATTTATATTAAGATGATTTTTGGAATTTTCGGTAGTTTCACGCATAGTTGTAGATAATTTGTCATTGGGATTAAAAATATAAGATTGTGGAACATTGGTGCCAGGATTTTGGTAAGGACGTAATGTTCCAATTACATTTTCCTTTCTGGATGGACGCAATATATCCATTAATGGTGCAACAGCAGCACCTAAACTACCACTAACAAGACCAAAATAACTATCTTGTTTATTAGCAGTTCTATTGTTAGGATATGCTTTTTTGGATTTAATTCCATAATCTGCTTCAGTTGGTAAATATTTACCTTCCGCATTAGCAGCACCAAATTGAGGTGCTCCCAATTGTTGGTTTCTAGATTCCATATATTCACCAGGAACATAGGTTCCATCATTTTGATATCCAGCAGCACCGGTGTATGAAACCGCAGTATCTGGACGTGAAACGTTTTTAGCAACAGGTATAGCACGCATTGTTTGACCTTTTTCTACACCACCGGTTGTAAATAAGCGACCAATATCACGCCCACCATCAGTAAATCCTTCAACATTTCTTTGGTCTAGCTCGAAAGCACGTTCTGGGCGATGTTTTTCCATAATACCCATTTGTTCTCTGGTTGCGATATTCTTAATATGACTATCGGCAGGACCTTCGTGACCGTATAACATATGTCCTGAAGACTTGGGCTTGCTATCAACACGTAATTCATCAGCAGTTTTGGGTTTCCATAAATCTCTTTGTTCCATACCAGAGTTGAACCCACCAGAACCTTCAGTTGTATATCCTAAACCTAAACCAGGAGCAACCGATTCTTGTTGGAAAGGTGTAACATTAGACATTTTCATGCTAGGATTTATTCTTGATTTGATAAAATCACTTTGGTTAGGCATACCATGCGCCCATTGTAAATTTTCACCGGGTGAAAATAAAGGAGATTGTTCTTGCTTCTTAATACTTTGAGAACCAGCGCCAGTAGTATTGTCTAAAATACTTTCGTTTGCGGATTCACGAAGACTGCTGGTTTTTAAATTACCACCAAAAAAGGGAACCATATTGTTATGTTCGAAATAATCACTACCGACTTTATTACCACTTAATGACATATATTCCGTTCCATTATCAGTTGTTGTTTGTCTATTGAAATATTTATCGGTGTATGCTCCTCCACCATTATCATAACGATTATTTACAGATAGGTCAGAGGTTTTTTCATTTTCATTAGGGTCAACAGGATAATTTTCATCTATTACATTTGTATTTGGTAGTTTGGTTTGATTAGTAAATTGTTCTGTCTCATCCTTTTTTTTATTTTGATTATTCATTAAATATAACCCAGATAAGGCGAATAGTGGGATTGCTACTTCCATTTTATATTATATAAATATATTACTTTTACATAATATTCTTTACTTTGATTTATCTAATTAATTCTTTTGGAATATAAAGTTCCGGGACAACTATCTTCATTACCTAAAATACAGATGGAATTGCCGGTTAAATAATAGTTACTTTGATTCATACCATTAACTATAGGCATTTTTGTAACATGATTATCTTTTTCTAAAATACGTGTTTGGATATTTTCGTGAAACCCTTTTTCTAAACCATTTAATGGATTTAATAGAGGTGTTTCCCAACGTGTTTGTTCTAAATCTTTATACATCCAAGCAGGATGACTAGCTCTACTTTCTTCAACAAAAGGTTGTTGAGAATGATAATAATTAGGTGCACCATATGTAGATCTTTTTTCATAATTGTTATGTTCGGGTAAATCACGATTCAGTTTCCGTGTTAGACCACGTAAATCGCTTTCTAATCCGACAGTATTTTTATGTAAATTAGCACCCCACTTTTGCAATCTAACTTGTGTATCTTCAAAAAATGGTAATTTGTCACCAGGTCCCGGAACGTTTAACATATATCTTCCCGCAAAACTACTTTCGTCAATTTGTTTTTTAATTCTATTTGGGTCATCGTGAAATCTTGTAAAAGACATTATATAACAGTTAGTTATTATATAAGTGGAAAAAATACTAAGAGTAAAAGAAATATAAATATATATTGAGAACTTGTATTATACATTTCAAATAATGCCTAAAATATGTCTAAATATGATTGTGAAAAATGAAAGTAAGATTATAGAAAGGTTACTGAATTCAGTAATATCTTTAATCGACACTTATTGTATATGTGATACGGGCAGCACAGACAATACTATTGATATTATTCGTAATTATTTTAATAATAAAAACATTTCTGGTAAGATTGTAGAAGAACCGTTTCGTGATTTTGGGTATAATAGAAATTATGCTTTACAACAATGTTCTACTATGGAAGATGTAGATTATGTATTATTTCTAGACGCAGATATGACAATTGATATTAAAGCAAATAATTCAATTCTAGATTTTAAAAATTCAATGACAGGGGATGCTTATTATTTATTACAAGGGAACGATAAATTCCATTATAAAAATATTCGTATTGTTAAAAATAATGGTAGGTTTTCCTATTGGGGCGTAACGCATGAATATATTCAAACCCCGAATAATATAAATATAATAACTATTCCCAAGAACATAATCTTTATTAAGGATATTGGTGATGGTGGTGCTAAACACGACAAATTCATACGTGATATTCGTCTTCTAAAACAGGGACTTGTTGATAATCCAGATAATGATAGATATACATTTTATTTGGCAAATAGTTATAAAGATTCAAATCAATATGAGTTAGCTATTGAGACTTATAAAAAGAGGATTTTGTTGGGTGGGTGGAAACAAGAAATATGGTATTCTTATTACAATATTGGATTATGCTATAAACATCTAAATAATATGGAATCAGCAATAGGGTATTGGTTACAAGGATATAATTATTTACCAGAGCGAATAGAAAATATTTATGAAATTATAAATTACTATAGATGTATTGGTAATAATAATTTGGTTGATGTTTTTTATAATATGGCTAAAAAGAGTTCAAAAAATATAAACCAAGGAGACCAGTTATTTTTCAAAAAGGATGTTTATGATTATAAATTAGATTATGAATTTTCGATAGCAGGATACTATAGCAATCAACATAATATTGATATGAATAAGGTTTTTATGAATGTTCTCAATTATCCACTTGATAATAAAGCTTTAAATAATACTTTATCCAATTATAAATTCTATGTTAAATCATTGATCGATTTCAAATTACCGAATAGTCAAAATATACAACTTCTATCAGACACCTCCTTTACAAAAGACTATCCTGAATTGTATTCTTCTACACCTACTATATGTTATAATAAAACAAATAATAAGTTATACACGAATACGAGACTTGTTAATTACTTTATAGATAAGGATGGAAGTTATAAATACAAGAACAGTGATAATTCATTTACTTCGAATAGCACAATTATTACCAAGAACATAATTCGTGTATATAACGTATCAAATGATATATGGGAAGAAGAATCAAGATACGAATTAAAATATAATAATCAATACGATGGATTATATGTTGGACTTGAAGACGTGCGTTTATTAACAAATAAATTAGGAATATGTTTTAATGCTAATCGAGGACTATCATATGGAAAGATAATGATTGAAACTGGAACTATTGATATTAAGTCACAAAATACGGATTCATCATTAGTTTATAAAGATGATTTACAGAATGTAGAAAAGAATTGGGTGCTATTCAATACGGTATCGGAACGTGTTAAAGTAATATATAAATGGTATCCTTTAACAATAGGCGAATATATGTTAGATGAAAATGACAAAACCACATTTTTTACTACAAATACCATTGATACACCAGTCATATGTAAACTCATGCGAGGTTCAACAAATGGGGTTACTATTAATAATGAAATATGGTTTATTACACATTATGTAAGTCACGAATCGTTAAGGTATTATTATCATATGTTTGTTGTATTAGACATAGATACCTTTAAAATAAAACGTTATAGCATTCCATTTACTTTTGAAAAGAATCGCATTGAATATACACTTGGTTTTGTTTTTAATGAAAAAACGAATAATTTTATAATTGGCTATAGCACTATGGATAGAACTACAAATTATATGGAAATAGCAAAAGAAAATATTGATAAATTGTTTATGTAATAATTTTATTCAATTTCTGTAACCGTAGCTGTCTTACAACAACCAAAACTACGTCTATGCCATTGTGTAATACCATGTTCTTTAATACCAGACATATGTGCTTTGGTTCCGTAACCTACATTTTTATCAAGACCGTATTTTTCTGATAAAATTGGATATTTTTCACACATTTCTAATACATAATCATCACGAGCAGTCTTTGCTAATATACTTGCGGCTGCAATTGCCATATATTTACCATCTCCTTGTTCTACTGTAACGTGTGGAATTTGTTGATAATCATTAGTACTAGAATCAAAGTGACAATATGGTTTGAAGTAATTACCATCTACTATTGCCATAAACTTTGATGTATTATGTTGAATATTTGTGACTTCATTTACTTTTGTTATAGAATTGCGAATACATTTATGCATACCTTCCATAACACACATTAATATATTTTTATCATCAATTTCATTCGCATCAGCATATTCAATATGCCATACTAGAGCATTTTGTTTGATATATTCAGCAGCTTCACGTAATTTTGTTTTTGATGAGAATTTTTTACTATCTTTAATATTGACACCAGAAAACAATTCTGGATTTTTAGGAAGAACTACAGATGCAATATATACACGTCCAAACATACAACCACGACCTGCTTCATCCATAGATATTTCATACAATTCATCATTATCAGTGTAGAACCGCTCTAATAATGGTGTTTCTTTTTTAACCCGTGTTTTTCTAGGAGTTTCCATTGTTAGTTTAAATAATTATAAAAATAAAGTTTCTATTCAATTTTTCGTCACAAAATATTTTTCGTTATATAGTCTATATATAATGAAGAGTTTCAAATTAACACCTCTAATGATATTTTTAATAATTTTGATTATTTTAGCAATATCAATTTACATGAAGAACTCATACTTTGTAGAAGGTGTTGAGAACATGTTTAATGATAAAGGTCAGTTTAGCGAATTTATATTACCTGAATATTGTCCGAACTCACCTTTGACACAATTAACCGAGACTATTTTCTTCGATAAGAAAAATGGCAATATTGTAGAAGCAGTAGTTGAATGGACGTCTCAGGGTGAACAACAACCTGAATTAACTGAGCTACAAATGAAGCTAAGAAAGATTTTTTCTGACGACCGATGGAACCAATTCCAGATAGAATACGTTTTTCCCAGAAAAGGATATGATGAACTGATATGTAATTCAGAAGGGATGGATGAAGAACAAGTAAAACAACAATTAAAAGAAGATATAAGTAATATTCTACCAAAATTGTCAGCCGAAGACAAAGAGTTTATTACTCTAAATGAAAATCTAATTATAGATCATTTTGCAAGGGAGGTCTTAAACCCTACTTACTCCAAAGATAGGATTGAGGGTGTGCGTAATAAATGTAAATTAGATGCTGCTACTGCTCCTGCTGATGCTACTGCTCCTGCTGATGCTACTGCTACTGCTCCTGCTACTGCTCCTGCTGATGCTACTGCTCCTGCTGATGCTACTGCTACTGCTACTGCTACTGCTCCTGCTACTGCTCCTGTTGATGCTACTGCTGAAGCAATGACTACAATGTATGAAGGACATGAAAATATGGGTTCCCAAACACCTACTTTAAAACAATTATTAATTACTCCTCGCAATGGCGGCGAAAGTTATATTTATGACATTGAAAATACACCAGAATGTGTTAAGAAACCTACACAAGAAAGTTTAAATGATACTATAGATACTACTTGTGGTTGCTGGAGTTATGTAAGTGTAAGTGAATTCGCTCCTGAAACAACCGTATTTTATATGCCTTGGAAAACAGAAACATATTTAGCAATTTATGAGAATTCTGAAGGAAAAATGAATGCGAGAGGTGTATTCCATTTCTCAAAAGAAAAGAACCAAGTTGTAAATATAAATTCAGTTGAAATGACAAATTATATTAACACACAAGATGATAATAATAATAAATATGTAAAAGATGAAAAGTATGGAGATCACGATTTATATCAGGTAGACAAATTTGTATTGTATGATATTCCTACTTCTCACTTGATTGTTCGTAAAGAACATAATACTGGAAGCATCAATATCTATAATGGTAGTGGTGAAACCATATCTCAAGAAAAGGTAAATGAATTATACTCTTCAAATAAAACACATGAGAACCAAGAAAAATTCGCAGAATTGAAAGCTTGGAGTGTTTTAGACGGACAAGGTGAAAATACAATTATTTATATTAAGAACGTTGACAAAACTGTAGTAGCTGTTTGTGGATTCGAATCAAGCACTATGGATTCATTTGTATTGAAAAATGTAAAGAGATTTACTTTGTATGGAATGGATACTTGTGATAAAATCGAAAAGCCTACACCGGCTTGTGATGCTAAAACAGAACCCGCAACAGAACCTGCGACAGAAGAGAAAAAGGAAGAAACAAAGACCACTGAACCAACATCAGAAGATTATATTTTAAAAACACAAATAGTACCTCCAGTATGTCCTTCATGTCCTATGTGTCCTAATGATGTAACATGCACCAACTGTGGTGGAAATGGTGGTTGTGGAACAAAGGACAAAGACGGAAAGTCTATGGTTAAAGATGAACCAAAGAAAGAAGTAGTAAAACAAGTAGTAGATGAGAATGGTAATGTAATATCCGAAACAGTTGGAGAAGTAACTGACCTTGCTCGTGATGCTGCTACCGGTGCTGTTGGCTTAGGTAAAGAAACCGTAGGTGGTGCTCTTGGATTAGGACGTGAAATTGTAGGTGGAACTGTTGGTCTTGGACGTGAAATTGTAGGCGGAGCAACTGGATTAGTTGGTAATATTGCAGGTGGTATTACAGGATTAGTTCGTGATGCCGGAAGTGGTGCTGTAAGTGTATTAACACCTCAACAACAAATGCAACAACAACAAAGACAAGGTGGACGTATGGCTTATCAACAAGTTGGAGGAGCTCAAGGACAGTATTACGGAACAAATAATAACTATACAAGATACGGAGCATTACCCGAAAAACAAAGTAACTTCATTCCCAGAACAGCTGATTTCAGTGCGTTTGCTTAATTAGAATAATATTATAATTGTAAAATATTATTCGTATAAAATGAATTATAAAAATGGGTTTATAGTATATTATAATAAATAATACTATAAATGGAACATATCATTAATAATATTGAATTAAATAATATATTTGAAAGAGGGCATATATCAACTGAAATAAAATCTATATTGAATGATTTTGATAAAAGGTATAATGAGTTAACATACAAAAAAGGAATATATATTTATGGTTCTCCGGGTTCTGGAAAAACAACATTTGTTATGAATTTATTAAAAGAAATGAATTATGATGTTATTAAATATGATGCGGGTGATATACGTAATGCTGGATTAATCAATACTATTACTAGTAATAACATATCAAATAGAAATGTTCTCGATATGATGACAAAAAAAGTGAAGAAAATAGCTATTGTAATGGATGAAATAGATGGGATGAATAATGGCGATAAAGGAGGTATAACAGCATTAATTAAGTTGATACGTCAAAAGAAGACAAAAAAACAAAAGTTAGAACATTCAACAATGAATCCAATTATATGCATAGGAAATTATTGTATAGATAAGAAAATTCGTGAGCTAATGAAAGTGTGTAATACATTTGAAATAAAATTACCTACACAAACCCAAATAAAACAAATACTAACAAATATTATCCCAGATTTGAATAATTCAAATAAAATAAAAAAACTTTTGGATTATATACAATGCGATGTTCGTAAATTGAATTTTATATATGATATTTATAAAAAGAAGCCGGAATTATTAGAAGACGACTCGCTATCTTTAATTTTTCAACAAAAATCAAACAATGAAGATTCTAAACGCATTACACAAACCTTGATAAATAATTATATTCCATTAAATAGCCATAACCGTTTTATGAATGAAACAGAAAGGACTATTGTAGCATTATTATGGCATGAAAATATTGCTGATATGATAGAAAAGTATGATAAGAGTAAATCGGTTCCAATATATGAAAAAATATTGAATAAAATGTGTTATGCTGATTATATTGATAGGATTACTTTTCAGAATCAAATATGGCAATTTAATGAAATGAGTTCTCTAATGAAGACCTTTCATAATAACAAAATATATCACGATAACTTTCCTGAAAATAAAGATAAATTTCAACCAAGTGAAGTTCGTTTTACAAAGGTTTTAACAAAGTATTCAACAGAATACAATAATATGGTGTTTATTTACAATTTATGTCAAGAACTAGACTTGGATAAATATGATTTGATTTCAATGTTTCAAGAAATACGGTTATTACAAAATGACAATAAACTATCATATGCTGAATCTATAAACGAAATTGAAAAAATATTTGAAAATTATAACATTAATAAATTAGATATACAACGCATATATAGATATATAGATAAGAGTGTAAAAAAGGACCAAGTAAATAATGATATTGAAGAGGCAGATTAAATTGATGAAATTACAATAATTTCACCAATTAGCAAAAAATATTTATGATTTATTATTTTCAGTTTTTAATTTTTCATTTTCACTCTGACAAAGACTAAGTTTTTCTTCTAACATTTCATTTCTTAGTGTAAGAGCTTTAATTTGTTGTATAAGTGTTTCATTATCAGTAATATTGGGTAAAGGTGGAGGATTTGATTTATTATTTTTATTCAAATCAATGACCTTTTGTTGTAACAATTGTATAAATCGTTGTTGTTCCTCGTTTCTTTTGGTAAATTCTTGTATTTGTTTTTTCTGTTGTTCTATAATTTGAACGATTTGTTGGCTATTTAGTTGTACTGGTGGACCGCCATTTTGTGACATCATAATAGGTCCATTCATTTTTTGTTGTTCTTCCATTTGTCTTATCATTTCAGCACGTTTTGCTTCAATTTCTTTAATCTGTTTTAAAACATCCGGTTTCATTTCTGGTTTTCCAGGGTCATATTTTTCTAATAAACCATCAATATCCTCCATAAAGAATTTTTTTATATCTTTTTCATTTTCATTTCGAATAAAAGTATCGACAGTTTTGGAAGACTCTTTGAAAAACTGTGGGTCTTGTTTCTGGTCGAACATTTTGCGTTTATCAAATGTATTATGTTCGTGGGAAAATACAAGAATACTCTTCAAAGGGTCTAATTGAACGAACGGAATCGTATATTCTTTTAAAAATGCTTTTTCTTCAGCAAGTGCAGCACCATCTTCATATCTTGTTTGTTCTAACAATTTAGTTCGAAAAGCAAATGTTCCAGCGGTTGCGTGATTTGGACCATATGGTCCACATTGTATCATTTTATCCATTCCTTTAAAATATACGTAAATTTCACTAGAACCAGCACATAACGCATTAGGGTCTGATTGTAAACGTTCTACAGCGTGTGAAACACGATTTGGTGGATAATAATCATCATCATCCATATATACAATTATAGAACCTCTTACGAATTTATGCATATAATTACGCTTTTCACCAAGAAACATTTTTTTTTCAACTTCAAAATACCGGATTTGAGGAATATTAGAATCTACAATTAAATCTTTGATTTTATCCGTTCCATCATCTACGATAATCCATTCTATTCTGTCTTTTGGATAATCTTGATTACGAAAACAAGTAAACATATTTTCAATAAATGGGCGTCGATTGAAAGTAGGCGTACATATACTCACAAAAGGATACTTTTCAAAATATTCTTTATTATTAGGTTTGTTTTTACCCATTCAATTTATAAATATAATATTATTAACTATTTATATTTATAAATCAAAACTAATATATTTTAATAATCAATAGCGTCCTTTTTTAATAATTCACCACAAATATAATCCAATATTTCTTTGTTAAATCTATCAAATGGATGAATACCGAAAGCGGTTAATGGATGAATATCATAAATATTATGCAAGAAATTAACACAAAATTTTGATGGTTCGTCTTGAATTGTATGTGAAGGGGAAGGGTATCCTAATACGGTTAATGCATTTTCAAAAAAGACATCTTCCGGTATAATAAATTCGTTGATAAATAAGTAATTAGGTAAATTATTAGATGCTCTATATTGTATAATATTATCATATGTCACATTATTTATACAGTCAATCATAGCTGATTTTCTTCTATAAGAAAATCCACCACACATCGGGTCATTACCTATTATCGGATTAGCCAAATCAAGTCGTGTTCCATTATTATCATGCAATCTGTATCGTGCACCTAGGTAAGGGTACTTAGTTGGTATTCTATAATCATTATTTATATTAATTATAAAGGAATCAGTTTGAAAAATCAAAATATGTTCCTCTTTTATGTTATTCCAAAATTGAGAACTTTGAAGTAATAAGCTATATGCAGCAGGAGAAATTAAATCATTAATTTCCATATTTATAAATTTATAATTTCCTTTTATCTTTTCTTTTACAGTTTTTTCATTCATATTGCTCCCAAAAATCTGTAAGTTCCATTTATTACCGATTTTACTCATTACTTGTTTTATTATGGGAATAAGATATTCATGATTTCTTGGTTCTACTATAACTGCTACTTGATTGTTATTTTCATTATTATTAATAATAATATCAAGATTTTCATAATATTTGATAAAAGTTTCAAACATGTTAATAATTATATTAATACCAATGTAATTATTTAAATTATTTGAAGAGTTAATTATTTTCCGATTTTTTGTAAATTAGATAATAAATTCACGCCCTTTTTTAACCCATCTTGAAGTTCCTTATTATCATCAACATTTAACTTTTCAGATATGTTTTTTACTGTATCTTGTAAATCTTCTGGTTTTATTGTTTCCTTTATAGTTTCCATTGCGTGTAAAGGGTTCGTAGTTGTAGTAGGTGTTTCTTCATTGGTTGTTGGGTTTGAAGTTTCGTTGTTTTTATCACCTTTTATAATGGATATAATTGTATAGGCTGCTACTATCATTATACCAGCTACTGAAGAAACCATAGTTGTTGATTTTAATGTATTGCTTTTTAGATTTATTCCTGAATCAATTAAAGCGTATAACATCACCATAACAAATCCTAATTGAATACAATTATCATACATGTAATTGAAAATCATTACCATATAGTTTATTACTTTCTCGAAAAAGGATAGTGGCTGACAAGGTGTGTCTCTTCGTTCATTCGGTTTGTATTCATCAAAAAATTTATCAATCAATGTTTTTATTTCTAGTATGCTATGGTCGCCTTTAAAAATGGGTATAGAAAAGAACGTATAAGATATTATAAATGTAAGACATAAACAAGTTGCGAGCGGAACACCCAAGAAGAATAAATACAATGCTATAATGATTTTTTCAAACCAGAAATAAGGGTTCAAAACTTTGAATAATGACCAAAGCCCACCCCCTCCCGGTAGTAAAGATGCTAATGGATTTGATTCTATAAATGTTAATAAGAACATAATCAAAGTAACAAAATAAATAATGATTGTAAGTATACCACTAAAATCAAATTTCGCAATATCTAATAATATGTTTTTAATCAGTTCACCAGAATTATTTGCTAAAAATGTAAATGAAACCAATATAGCCATAAATATCAATATTAACACAATCTTACTCATACCATTTTTATCTATTTTTGAGGTTATAAAATCGGGTAAAATACTTGTGGTAAAAACTATCAGAAAATCAGGAAAAAATAGAGGTATATTTATAAATTTATCTATTAACCAAAATAACGGATTGAATAAAGTATTATGATGAATAAAATTTCTAGGAGTTTTCCATACATTTACTTTTGAACCATTTTCAAATCGAAAAAATGTAATAAACGCCCAATTATATACAGCAATTGATGCTACAATTATTGATAAAATCCAATTAAAATATTTTTTAACATGTTTTACATCAGATTCATTAAATGTATCTCCAGAAAAAGTCTTAGTTAAATGATATATAAAGTTGTCATATTTATCTTTTATTTTTCTATATGTATCTTCTATGATTTCAGCATAGGATCTTGCTTTATAAAGTGTCTTTTTACCACCTTCGTATATATCGTCTGTGTCAGTCCATTCATCATCTTTAAATGATACTATTGGATTTAAATTAAGACCTTCTATTATTGGTTTTTTGTTGTTATTTTCTTCTTCTGGCATTTCATGAATATTAACAAGCGGTTCTATGTTTTTGATATTCATCATTTTTTTCTTTTTCTTCACATTTTTTATTTTATTCTTCATATGTTCCGTTTCAAAATCAAGTATATTCTTTTTCTTATTTACATCACTAAATACTTTATTTCCTTTTACTTGTTCTTTCATTTATATATTATACTATTATTAGTTATAATATACAATTGTATAAAAAATCTATATAATCCGCATTAGAATTATCTAGCATATAACATACCGCAAGAACCATTTATAAATGATAATACATTATAGCGTTCTTCATATAAAGTCAAATTATAGTTATAATCATATAATCTCCAATTTTCTTTACGGAAACCTATTGGATTTCCTTCACCATCACATATGACATCAAACCGTGAATTTATTTCATCTATTGGTGGCACGTAAGTAGTTATTTCTAATTCTATATTTTTAAATTTACTCAAATTAATTGCTCCCGAAGGTTGATATTCAAATGGACTTGTGTCTAAACAGAAATTATAACAATAAATACCTTCTTTTGCTGAACCCTTAGTTCGTGTATATTTTTCTATATAATCATAAATACCACGCGTTAGAATATTTTCACGATAAGCACCGTCTAATTCAATACCCATAGTTTCTAATATATCTTTTCTATTTTCTACTGAAAAATTACCAGTTGTTGATAAACCAGTAACACGTATATCAATTGGGTCTACATTTGGTAACGCACCGCGCATATTAGTATTATTATAAGGAACTATGTCATTGGGTAATGTTCTATAAGGCCAGTTTGTATAATTGTTCCACTCGTTACGCATATTTACATCATTTCTCTGTAGATACCACATCCAACTTGAAACCATTCCTGAAGAAGACTGTAGTTTTAATTTACGTGTTCCGGTTATGTTTTCAAATTTATGGGCGAATACATCTTTCACTAAATACACTTGGTCTTTTCTTGCAAATAATTCTGCTTCTTCTTTTGATAAGAAACAATATGTAGAAATCAAATGAACGTCAGCATTCCAAGTAGAAATTTTATTAGTATAATTATCTGCCGTCAATTCAATTGAAGGGGGAGTTTGTAAAAAACGATACATTTGAAAACGAGATTCGTTGAAATTAGGTCTTATATAAGGAAAATTATATTGTGAATCAAATACATCTCTTACTTGAAATAAATCTTGTATAGGTCTAAATGTAACATTAACATGGAGTTCGTTATATTGAAGTGCTATTAGTGGGAACGCACAAGAACTATTCAAAGTAAACCAAGCATTTATAGGTATGTATAAGTTACGACCACGAATAGATGGTTCAGCACCAGCGGTATGTGGAGTATAAAATGCAGATGGATATGTATTAACACGTCCATTACAATTTGCTGGGTCATTTAGTTCTGGTATATTACCAGTCATTTTGTTAAATAAATCTTTCTTCTCACTGGTAAAATCACGTTCTACAATCATTGATAAGTATTCACCTGTATATTTTTGAAGAGTTAATGAACCACATGTTATTTCTATTTCTTGTATCATTGACGCACCAATATTTTCAATCCATCTAAAATCGTATGGAGCCCAACGACATCCCGTATCACTTCCATTCACTAAATCTGGTATTATATTTTGTCCTTCTTCTCTTATAATTGGTGTTGGTAATGGATGATGTATAGGACTCCATATATCTGGCAAAGTAACAACTATATATGTATCCATCAATAATTCAGCATGTCTTGGTATTTTAAATCGAAATGTAGAAGGTTCAGTTAATCTTAACTCTCTTAAACCATCATAATCAATACGAAATTTTTGAAGACCAAAATTACTATATTTACAATACGTTACTTTAAAAAATGTTTTGCTAGGATTCCCTGTTAAAAATATATTTGCTTGTCCTACAGCGGCTATGTTTAGTAATCCACCTGCCATTATATTATAATTTTATATATAATTACTATTATATTAGTTAGTGGATAATATATTATAATTTATATATATATCAAATATGAATAACATCCAGAGTATTTTATTATTTATTACATTTTGCATTTTAATATATGTTATATATCGTTTTATATGGAAACGTAATATGATTACACGTATTATAAATAAATTACAACGTAAATGTTTACAATCAAATAATCGATGTAAGAATAATGAATGTAAATGTAATACAATAGAAGGATTTGGCAGTGGAACTCCTGAAAGTGAATATGAAAGTTTAACAGAAGGAAATGAACCAACACAAATTGTATCACTACCTCCAGGTCATTTTTTCATATCAGAAAGAGAATATAACAAACACGTTTTAAAGGATTATATAATTAAATCATCATACAATAGTGCTGTTACAGGAAAACACGTAAATATAGATATGGTGAAGCATTTATTAAATCGTGGTGTAAGATTATTAGATTTTGAAGTCATGTTAATTGATAACGCACCTATGATTACTTATACAGACGATAAAAATTTAGAAAGTATTAATACAGATAACACTTTATTATTAGACAACGTATTTAGTATGATTGTAACCAATGCTTTCGTTCAGCCTACACCTAATGTAAAAGACCCTTTATTTATTCATTTAAGAATAAAATCAAAAGATGACGATAAACGATTATATCGATTAATAGCAAAATCTATAGATTCTACATTAAAGGATAAAATATATTCAGGAAAAATTACAAAGGAAACACCCCTTAGCGAAATAATGGGAAAAATTGTTATTATCGTAGACAAGACTATTACACGCAATTATATTAAAATATCGGAATGTGAAGCAGATGAAAAACATTGTTATGATTTAAAGAATTTTGTAAATTTAGAAAGTGGTTCTGATGATTTATTTTTACATAAATATACCGAATTATTGAATTTAAGTTACGATCATATACGTGTCGAAGACAGATGTTCTTTATGTACTAGTACTGAAAATATGAGATTGGTTACACCAGATTCGATTAATATGAATTCAAAAAACCCCGATATAGATGATTTTATTTTAAATTATGGTTCTCAGTTTGTATTGTATAAATTCTATTCCAAAGATGAAAATTTGGAAAAATATGAAAAGATGTTTGATGATAACAAAGGTGGTATTATTCCTTTAGCATATACAATCGATTATCTTAAAAAGAATAAAAACACATATCAGTAAAGTATTATGGTAAATAATTATATGTTATATTGTATATACTAATGAGTAAATACAATAAAAGAAACAAAACCGTTAAGAAAAAATTTAATGTTAGCATTTGTGATGATAAAATGACATTTAATGATTGTGAAATGGCTATATTACGTCAAGCTATCAAAGATAATGAAAAAATAAAGGGCAGAAAAGTGGTTGGTAATGAAGAAGTTCAGAAAATTATAAAGATAGTTGAAGATTTTATTATTAAGAAGAAATTGGTATGCTATGGTGGAACTGCTATTAATAATATATTACCCGAAGAAGCCCAGTTTTACGATAAAGAAGCTGAAATACCTGATTATGACTTTTTTTCATCTACCGCATTTGACGATGCCAAAGAATTGGCAGATATTTACTATAAAGAAGGATATAATAATGTAGAAGCTAAAGCTGGAATGCATTATGGAACGTATAAAGTATTTGTTAATTTTATACCTATTGCTGATATTACACAGTTAGTAAAACCTTTATTTGATTCTATCAAAAAGGAAGCTATTAAAAAATCTGGTATTCTCTATACACCTCCCAATTATCTTAGAATGTCTATGTATCTTGAATTATCTAGACCTGATGGAGATATTTCACGTTGGGAAAAAGTATTAAAACGTTTGAATTTATTAAACAAGTATTATCCATTAACCGCGAATAACTGTGATATGATTGATTTTCAAAGAAAAATGGATAATAAAATGGAAGATAATGAAAAAATATATTTCATGACGCGTGATTTGTTTATTGATGAAGGACTTGTATTTTTCGGAGGATATGCTTCCTCGCTATATTCAAAATATATAGATGATAGTTTTAAAAGTAAATCTCATAAGATACCCGATTTTGACGTTCTTTCTGAAGACCCTGAAAAAATAGCCTTATTGTTAAAAGAAAAATTAGAAAGCAACGGAATAAAAAACATTAAAATTAAAAATAACGATGCGGTTGGTGAAGTTGTGCCAGAAAATATTGAGATTATTGTTGGTAAGGATGATACGATTGCTATGATACATAAACCAATTGCGTGTCATAGTTATAATGAAATTACTATTGATAATAGAAAAATTAAAGTAGCAACAATTGATACCATAATGAGTTTATATTTATGTTTTATTTATCTAGACAAAGATTTACATTGTATTCGATTATTATGTATGTCTATGTATTTGTTCTCAATTCAAGAGAAAAATAAACTAAATCAAAGAGGTCTTTTAAAAAGATTTACAAATAAATGTTACGGAAAACAAGAAACATTAGAAGATATTCGTTCTGAAAAAACAAATAAATTCAAGGAATTAAAAGCAAAACCAAATTCCAGAGAATATCAAGAGTGGTTTTTAAAATATGCTCCCGGTGAGAAAAAACCTGTCAAAAAACAAACCAAAAAAAATAAAGAAAGCACAAAATCAAAAGGCATTTTTAAAATGTTTGGATTTTAAGCCATACAGCAAAAAAGAGCAGGGATTTTATTTTAATGCGTCAATTCATATGCTATATCCGTTATCAGCAACATTAGCAAAATCGATATCATAAATGATACCATCAAAATGAAAATATCACGAGAAGGTAACAATATCAACGCAAATAAGAAGAGTAACTGAATCATAATAATAATTTGTTGGGTTCTTTAGTAATTGCTATTTTCGATATTCATAAAAAGTTTTCAATTTTATGAATATGTAAGTGGATACAAATTTATAGACTAATCAAAAAGTTTGTAACTTTGGTAACAAAATAATATATGCTACCAAAAATCCAACTTTTAAAAACCAAACCATAAAAATTAAAATTACCATCATCATTATAAATGGATAAAAACGAAAAACGTTTGAATATATATGCATTTATAATGGGAAGTTGAAACATAAAATACAATATACTTACGAATATAGGAACCTGTAAATCTGTCAAAATATCATCTATTTTCTGATTCCTGTCAAGTTCTCGTTCATGTTGTTGAATGTTTTTATCGGTAAACTCTTCATATTCACGGACATAATCTCGTTTAATAGGTTCTTTTGGTATATAATTCGGCTGAACTTGTTCGTCTTGTGCGTATTGTGTTGTATCGTGTTGTATATGACGTGATGGAAGTCGTTGTTGTTCTCGAGGCATAATCATTTCACGCTGTTCTTCACTTAAATACTGTGGAACTTGTTGAGTAGATGTATTATTCATCATTTCTTGTTGGGGACTATTTATTTGCTCTGGTGGAGACATTATAGGATTTTTATCAGATACACCATATGGGTTAGGATGAACGTTTATAGGAACATAATTTGTAGGCATTTCAGACGGTTTTGACTGTTGGGTGGGTTGTATTTGAATATTTGGTTGCTGTTGTTGTGAATTATTCATTGAATTAGGTAAATCTGCTATCCGTGTTATTGTATTTTCCATTACTATACAATATTATATAACTAAGATTGTATAGTTTTACGAATGATACTAAATATTTTATTGTTCTGTATTAGATGACATATTTACTATTTTTTTGGTATTATCACATTTACTACTGGATGAAGTATATTTATAGCATTTGTCATCGTGTTTAAATATTTTTCCTTCTATTTCGCTTATTACCGGACCATTAAAGTTTAAACAATTTCTCTCAGTACAAGCTCTTCTAAATAATGTTGCTAATCCTAAACCTAATAATATTGATATAAGTGTTTTTCCAGTTTCTGTATGTAATAAACGTTGTAAATTCATAATATACAATATAACAATAAAAATAAATGTTACATAATTTATACTTGTTCTTCGTCATCATCTATATTTAAAGATAAATCGGCATCTGTAATTTGTATATATTGTTCTTCATTGTTATCGTCATCATCCTCGCTATAATCCTTTTCACTTTCAGTAAAGAATTTGGTAACTCGTTTAAAAAATCCTCGTGATGAACGCTCTTTTTCGTATAAATAATCATCATTGTCATTGTCTTCATTATTATCTGATTTTAGATTTTTATTATAATTTTCACTCTTTGGTGGTGCTGATTTCGGTCTTAACTTTATATTATTAGTATTTGTTGATTTAAATACTATTCTATTGTCATCATTATTTCTATTTTCTGTATTGCTAACTTCTTCAGTATCATTATCATAATGTTCTATAATATTATTATGCTCTTTATTATCTTTATATTCTCTATCTTTTTTTGATTTCCATCTATCATCAATATATTTTTGCGTTATTCTTACTTTATTTTCTATTTTTCTACTTTGTTCTCTTAATGCATATTTTTCAGGGTTTCTAAACCTATCATAAGATACTCCTAATGACGACACTTCTTTACTATATAATGGTGGTGCTAGTTCTATTTTATTTACCCACCCTTTACCGTGGTACATTCCACTACGACGTTTATATAAATACAAATCTTCCATATCTGCTAATACATCATACATTAAATCGGTTGGTTCCTCTGGTCTACTTCTGCTCTTTATTTTTTCATATTCACTAAATTTCTCTTCTAAAAAATCTTTACCAGTTACCTTACGATGCTGTCTATCAATAGAAATCATTTTAAAAATATCGACGCTGATACGGTAATATTCTTTATGAGTTGCTAATTCTGATTCCATTTTATCTTGATACTTCATAAACATTTCTATACCAGTTATTATTCCAATTATTAATGATAATACACTTGTTATTATTGAAATAGTTTCTTGTTGTAAATGTTCTTGTAAACCAACTGACGCAAATGTATTAACAGATGTGATAGTTATTATCGGTAGTCTGAACCATTTTATTTGTCCTTTACAATATTTATATTTGTATTTATGAAAATTACTCAATTGACAACAATTTATCCTTAATTTATCCAAAATACGTTCTATGTTAGTCGTCCATGTATTTTCAATTGGAATATTTATAAGTTCAGCTGTATGTTTTAATACGTTTTCTTCTTGTTCTTTACTTGATACTGACATATTACAATAATAATATATTTTTTGTATATTTTACATACGAATGTTATGTAAAATATGCTATGATTGCACTGGTATTTTTGCGATTTCACTTTCATTTGTAGGACATTGTACTTCTTCTTGTTTAAACTGAAAACAGTTATCCGCTTTATCTTTATATTGCAATACACCTATATTCTCCGGTGTAGGATATACGTAGATTTTACGTGTATCGGGCATTGTTATATAAACAGCAAATAGTCCTAGTGCTAAACTTATCAAAAAGATATTTAATTTAATATAGTTAAATAATCCCATTAAATTAAAATATAGACAGATAAAAATTTTCTACTACTTTTTATTTCTTGGTTTTCTTCTTTTTCTTTTTCGGTTTTGTTGCTTTTGTTTCTGGTTCTTCGTCTTCTATTCCTAATTCCTTTAATATGGCTGGATGTATATATGATCTTTCTTGTGGCGTTTCTCCATCAAATTTAAATACCATATTGTTACCTTCTTTTTGTTCCAATGAATATTTTGCTATCAACTTCTCCTGCTCTTCCGCTCGTTTACGCTGATCTTCAGCCATTAATTTCATTTTCTCCAGTTCTTTTTCTTTCTTATTTTCTTGATTCTTAGTTATATTTTCTTTCACTTGACTCGATTTTACCATACGGTCGATTGCGTTTTTATCTATCTCCATATTTTTACCCAAACCACCCATACTCTTAGCCATCTTTGTAAACATCTCTGTCATATCGGCACCGCCAGCAGATTGTTTCATTTTTCCAAGAAGATCTCCTGCTTCTTTCATAATTTCATCACGAGAAATTTCACCACTTTTCATTTTTGCGTCCAATTTGCTTGTTACCTTTTTCATCAATCCCATTATTTTGGTTGGATTCTTCATTAACTTTTTCATAACATCTTGTGGATTAGCATCATCTGGATTATCTCCTAATATATCTGTAAAATCTCCAGATATTTCTTCAGCCATTTCCTTCGCAAGCGAACCAATTTTACCATTAAACAATCCTTGTAAATGTTCCTGCATATTTTCCAAATTAGGCATTCCCTCCATATTAAATCCACTTGGTCGCGAAGAACCTTCAGTTTCTGATTGTTCTCCTTCACTTTTCTCGGTTGATTCCATATTTTTGAAAAAATCTGTCAGTCCCGACATTGTTTCTGTTAGTTTTTCTTGTAGTTCATTTTCATCAATTCCTTGAAACATATCCATAGATTCGCCGAACGTTGTCTTATCCTTTACACTTCCTACTACTGTAAAAAGAATCAACTGCAAATATTTCCAAATCGTTTTACGAATATTTTCTGTTACACCTTCGGAATTATATAATACCTTAAAATCTACATTTGGTAAGAAATATACATTGGCATCACTCTCTTGTGAAAAAATACTATCACTTTGATATAAAATATCAAAAAAACGCTCAGGATATACTTTCATACAATGCTTATACAAGTCCATTGTTGTTTGTTCGTTCATTGAAATAGAAAAATGTTTCCAATTATCACTATATTCAGGAAATGTTGTAGTCAAATCATTTGTAAAATCACTTATAACTGTAATGAAATTTGTTGGTATTTCTATAGAATTATCCATATCTATTATTAAATATGCTTATATATTGTTTAACTTCTTTTTTGTATAAATTATTTTTTCTCACTTTCAGATAATATTTCAGAATAATCAAAAGACATTTCTTTTGAATTTTGACGACGTAAAATTGGTTCCGGTATTGTTTCATACATTTCTGTCGTCTGTCTCCGTAAAGGCGGAGGTGACAATTCTGGCGGGCATATTGCGTGTTGTCGTCGTAAAACAGGTTTTTCTATATGGTTATCCATTGATGGTATTACTATTGTAGGAACTTTATTATTATCCATATTATCCCTTTTAATATATACTATACACAAACTTTTTATTCAATTTTATTCATTTTTACACAAAATTGAAAAACTAAATGTTTCTAATATTATTACAAATTAGAAATAACAATGACGAACATTGAAGTTTATATTCCACGTATTCTTGGTTCAGTTACTAAAACTGAAATCATCGATACTTTTAAACGTATGGATATAGGTAATGTTACCAGTTTAGATTTACACTTTAAAGTAAATGAAAATAACTACTCTTACTATTACGCTTTTATGACAATTGGGTTATACTCTAACATACTTGCTAATAATTTTAAAAATAGTATTATTAAGTATGGTATGATTCGATTGTTATATGATGAGGAGGCAGGACAATATTGGGAAATTAAAAACCATTTGGATAAGAAAGAAAGAATTAACCATAAACAACAAACTAATGTTCCTTTTTACAGACATTCTACATTACGCAGTGAAGAAATTAACACCGCGATACCAAAAAAGTATGAGTTAATTAAACCATATAATATGTGGGAAAATCGGGTTGACTTCATAGAGAACAGACCAAATATTTTATTATAATAACCTTATTTGTAACGTAACTAATTATGAAACTTTTTTTATGTAAAGAGTATATACATGTCTGGAAATTTATCACATAATTTGGAAAAACTAAAATCAACATTTCAAAATATATTATTGTTACGAAATGATGTAACCAAGACCAAGGATACTATTAGTAAAAAGATATCACAATTAAAGTCTATATATGCTGAACTTTCAAAGAATACTACTAAGAAGGTTTTATTATTTAGTCTTGATTCATTTTTTTTCCAATTTAAATTGTTCTCAGTTGAATTGGAAAATATGGATAAATTCCGTATATTGTTGAATAATCGAATGTATTGTGATTACTATAAACTTTTTACATTAATTACTACCTATATCAAAGATAACAAAGAAGACCTAAATGCTGAAAAAATAGAGTTTCGCACATTTCCAGTGTATAAAGATTTAGAACCGTTTCAAGAATATAATTTAGATGATATCAAGAATATTCATAATGATATTATGAAACATATTAACTTTTTATATGAATGTTACCAAGCGAATGAAGATAAAATTATAAATTATAATAAAAAAACACGCATCGGGTTCTCTATTTCCAATTTATTAAACACATTAGAACACGAGAATACTGTCTTAAAACAGCAAATTGCTTTATATGTTAATTATTTATCATTTTTTCATATATCACAAAGCAAACATTTAAAAAACTTATTGGGGCGTCTCAAAGGTTTTGATGAAGAAATTGAAGAAAACGTCAATGGTAATCATACATACTCAGTTGATGATGTAGAAGATACAGAACCTTTCCGCAAGTTTGAGTATGAACCTAGTCCTCTAGATATTTCTAATGTTGTAGAATGTTCTGATTTAGATAATAATGAGAATAATACTGGTGTTGATACATCTGAAAAACCAGTTGAAAATAATGCTACTAATAGCGATAATATTACACTAACTATTGACGACACTGATAATACAAAATTAGAAACTTCTAACAATAATGTTGAATAATTATTTTTGTAAAGTATGTGTAAAAATTGTAAATAGAATATTACATATGTATATAATATACTATTATGGATACAGGAGAATCATCAAAAGATAAGAATTTAGATACAAATGACGAAAAACGTAGCGTAACCCCTATATCTGGTAATTCTAAAGATGATAAAGTTGTATGGTCTCCAGATAATGAAACGATATTGGTTGAATGGTGTGACGTAGCACAGTGCTATAAATGGTTAAATTTTAGGTCTCATACAAAATTGTCTAGTATGCATGCTTGGTTCACTATACCCGCTATTATATTATCTACTATTACTGGTACAGCTTCTTTCGCCCAAAGCACATTACCTGATAATATTAAAGGTTATGCTCCGGCACTGATTGGTAGTATTAATATTTTAGTAGGTATTTTAACTACCATACAACAATATTTAAAAATTTCTGAAAAAAACGAAGCTCATCGTGTTTCAGCAATATCTTGGGATAAATTTTCTCGAAATATACGAATTGAATTGGCAAAAAAGCCAGAAGAACGTGATAAAGCCGGTCATTTTATAAAGGCTTGTCGTCAAGAATTTGATCGTTTAATGGAAACAAGTCCAACAATTGATGATATAACAGTAAAAGAGTTCAAACATAAATTCAAAGATAAACCGGGTTTTGATAAATTAAAGAAGCCTGATATATGTGACACTATTATTAGTGCGGAAGAAACCAGAAATAGATGGTATGAAGAAATAGACTTGAATGCGGATATTGATGCTGCTGCTGCTAATGCGGTTAGAGAAAGGGATAACTTTATATTAGAACAACAACGTATATTAGCAGAGAGAGAACAAGAACTCAGCAAAATTGCCGAAATTCAGAAAATCGAAGAAATAACAAAAATGCAAGAAATCGAAGAAACCGCAAGAAAAATAAAGGAAGAAGAAGAAGAATATAATTTACACGTTGAAAAGATTATTCAGTATATTAATGGATATGAAGAAGTATATGCTAGAAAACCGATGGAAGAAGATATTCTTAATAATTTTAAAGGACAACTCGATGCGATTGTTCTCAATAAATTCTTAAAAGGATATATGCAATAAATCTAATTTAACAAATATAACTTAAATTAGATTTTCGTAGACAGATTGTTGTTTTTTACCGCCCAAAACTCCTTATCTTGGTAAGGGAACCGAATACAAGACTTATCCTCTATCATTTCTATATCCTCTTTTGTAAAATCAGAATGTAACACATAGATGGCATCTTCTGTAAACAAACAATACCTTTCATATTTATTTTCATCATTTATAATTAGATCATTCGAGAACATTGACACATTTCCGAACTTTTTGTCCTGGATTTTATCAGATATTAATGAAATATTATCAGTAGTAGTTGCTACAATATTGGAATATGATTCATTTTCAAATTTACATACATAAACACAAGAAGGCAATTCTATCATTTCATCTTTTTCATCATATATATACTTTATTATAGGATTTGTCGAGAACATTTCAACTATTGTGCTGCATATTGGTATATTATTATGGTGTTTCTTATGTATTATTTCATCCATAATTACCCAAGAATATCCACTATCTTCGGGTATTATAATATCAATTATAGAGACATTGACGAACACATACAATCTGTCTCCAAATTGAACGTATCCTTTGTAAAATTCTTCTGAGTTTTCATATGTTATTCTGAAATTTTTTTCTAAGTATTGAGAACATTGTTCTAATAAATAAGTCTCATCGTTTATTTCAATCATATTTCCAGTATTATCCACTGTATCTTCATCGCTTTCATCTACAAATGGTATTATCTTCTCATCAATATTTTCATCATCACTACTGTCACTTTCTATATCATCACTATCTACATTATTTATCATTTCATTCGAGAACTTCATCATATTGTCTTCATAACACATTAACATCTTGACAAATGGGTTTTCTAAGTCATCTACTATGTTATATAAAACATAATGGAACTCTGTTTTTGGGGTTGTTTCTATTATTTTATGTAAGGGTTCATCGTCTATATATTTATATCCACTTGGTTCATCTGGTTCGTTTATAATTTCATTTGTAGAATTTAAATTACTCTTCAACTCACTATATATATCAGGCTTTTCTATTTCATAATTTACAGTGGTTGGCTGTATTTTCTGCATGAATTTATTATTTATGTATTTATTTATTTCACGCTTATCTGAAATCATCTATATAACTTATTATTATATTTTATGACGATAAATAAACTTATAAAATCATATAAAGATGTATCTCATATATACATTATAATAACTCATTATTATTAGTATTGTTTACACTCTTTTCTAAATGTCTGAATACGACAATCATTCAATTCAATCTCTAAACGACGAACAACGTAATTACATGGCTGACGCAATGGATAATTATTCCATAGTAACCGATTCTAGTGACGAAGAATCTTTCGAACAAATACCCACTAAGAAGCGTCGAAACAAAAGAAACAATAACGCCGATGAAAGTAAAGTAAAGGACACAGGTTATCATAAAGTAACACGCCGACAAGATGGTATGAAAATTAAGACTGAAGTATATTCTACCTCATTTGTTCCTGGAACGATGATTCGTGATGCTATCACAGGTATTCGATATTCCCAATATAGAATTGGTTCTTGGCACGAAGACCTCTTTTTTAAGGTGAAAGATACTTGTGGATATATTGGCGAGGGGACGTATTTACTCTTTTACGAAAGTCCAGAACAATGTGAAAGACATATGAAAGTGAAAATTTCTACAAATGCTAAGAAGACTTGGACGGACAAGTTTGTCAAAGCAAAATCGATGGTTTAATTATCATAATTCTATTTAGGAATATTAAAATATATTAATTATATAACTTAAATGAATAAAGATACACTTTCTTGGATACATTATTTTTATGCCACTGTAACCGCATCTGTTCTCGCATATGTAACTTCTATGGATATGGGTGATAAAAATGATAATGATGAATCTTCTGCTATAGATATGCTACCAAATTTTGGCTCTAATGAAGAAACTGAAGTTTATGAAGAACCTCAAGAACAAGAGGTTTTTGAAGAAGTAGAAGCAGAAGTATATGAAGAACCACAAGAAGAAGAGGTATTTGAAGAGCCTCAAGAAGAAGTATATCAAGAACCATCTAGAATATCTGAATTACCTGTTGCTGAACCAGTAAATACCGTTACATCATCGAATGGAGGAAAATTGAAGAAAAACAAAACAAAAAATAAGAAAAATAAAAATAACAAAACACGTAATCGTAAATAAAATATAGTCATTTTAGTAGTATGACTATACTTTATAACATAGAGACTGTCGAAGTCCATAAATTAAGAAATGCTATTAAAAATATTACAAATCACTTTAATATTAAAGATATTTATATTTCTATAGGTGGAAAATTCCTTACTAATATATCTAATTTCTTCGAACATAACAATAACAGCAATTATCATATCATACCTATACATCTTATATCTAAAGATACACACAGTCTGATTATAGTTCTTGATTTATTTTCACAAATTGAATTTGATATGTGTCGTAAAAACATAACAAATAATGACGATAACAATCATATTATATTATGTAATACAAATTGTAATACTTTATTCCTTGAAAAATTTATACCCTATATTTTAAAAACGTGTGATGATAATTATATTTCACCCGATAATCTTATTATTTGTAATTATATTAAATTTAAAAACAATCCGAATCCGGCGGAGTTTCATGCATCTAAAATAATACCTAATGTTATTTATTCCATATTAAAAAAACCTGATAACAATGATTATGTAGATTGTTTTTATGAATGGTTTGGTTACAATCAGTATTTATATAATTTTATTTATAAATACAAATATTATATGATGTATAGAGGTGCTTATACACAAATTAGTATGCTACAAGATACCCTAGATAAAGTAAAGAAAAATGATAATTATAAACTGATTTCAAAAGATGTTAAATCTATTCATTTTTGGAAACATATATATGATATTACCGACATTGATAATCAAAACCAATTAACGTCTATTTTTGATAATTTACATTCCAATAGAAAAATACTCATATCAAAGTAACTCTTCGCATCGTTCAAAAAACTGTTTCAATTCTTCCTTATTTGAGTTATTATGTATTTCATCCGGAACATAACTATCATTTTCTTTTTGGTAACACAATATTGCTGGAATACCCTGAAACATTTTTTTTGTTTTTAGAAAAGCATATACATCAAAATTGTCATCTATATCTATTATAGCGCATTGAACGTTATCGGGCATTTTTTCAAATTTTTCTTTTACATCATCTTCTATTTTTTTACAGGGAGCACACCACTCAGCACCAAATTTAACAATAAATAAACCTGGATTTTGATTAATCAATTCAAGGTAACGTGCACGACTTTCTATTGTTGTAATAATAGGCAATGGCATATTATATGAATTATACAAACATTATCTTTATTCTTTTTTCGTAAAATTTAATGAAACATTATAATTCATATAGTATATTAACCTATGTCATTAAAAGATCATAATTTGAATATTCATATGTATTCACTTGAAGATATATTGGGATTATTTAATTTAACATATAATATATCTGTTGATGATTTAAAACGTGCCAAGAAAGTTGTTCTTATGACACACCCTGATAAGTCGAAACTAGATTCTAAATATTTCCTCTTTTATAAAAAAGCATTTGATATAATTGTCAATTTCTATAAAAATCAAAATAAACAAAACCAAGAAATAAATCCGCAAAACCTTGCTTATACGCCTAATACTCATCAAGAAGACAATTCCACTACCAATAAAAAGGTTTCTTCTATTATCAATGATATGTCACAAAGGCAATTCCAAGATAAATTTAATGAATTATTTGAAAAAAATATGGTTAAACAAATAGATGACAGTAAAAATGAATGGTTTAAAAGTGATGAACCTTCTTATAAAACCGATGTAAAAGTGAATTCCAGTAATATGGGACAGGTTTTTAATAGTATTAAAGATCAACAATCTGGACTAGTTAAATACAAGGGTGTTTCCAGTTTAATATCCAATCAATCATCTAGTAACAATTATTATGATGATATTGATGAAGATGATTCATATGTTGTTAGTGATCCTTTTAGTAAATTGAAATTTGATGATTTACGAAAAGTGCATAAAGATGAAACTATTTTTGCTGTTAGTGAACGTGACTATGGTAAAGTAAAAAAATATGCGTCTGTAGATCATATGATGCGAGAACGTGGCAATCAATCAACAGAACCTATGTCTAAACAACAAGCGGAACTTATGTTAGCACAACAAGACCAATTATATAGAGAAAAAATGATGAAAAAGGAATACTCGTCCAATTTAAAAAATATGGAATATGAAGAAAAAAATAAAGCTGTATTGTCAAATTTCTTACGAATTAAGTATTAACCAGATGTTGAGGCATGCACCATTCCTTTTTCATATCTAATAACAAATTTTCGGTATCACGTGTTGTATTTTCTATATCACTATAACTGGTATACTGGGTTACTGTAGGTGGTGTTATCATATACCAAAAGTTCTGAATTTGTAACTTATGCCAATACATATCAACAGCATACTTTTTTAGATTTTCTTTCGATGAATCCTTTTCTAATATTGAAACGCTTTCTTTAAAATTTTCCAATAATATATCATACATGTGTTTCTTTACTACATAACCGGTTGTTGTGCGACAATAAAATACACGAGAACAATATTCCTCTACTTCCATATAAGGACGCGCATTATTTCCACCAATTATCAATACATCCCAATTTATTTTTTTATTGTTATTAAATCTTTTAAGGTTTGTCTTCAATAATTCTGGATCTTTAAAATGGATATCATCTTCACATATAAATACATAGTCATAGTCTCTTTTTTTGGCTATTTCTATACACTTAATATGACTCATAGTACATCCAATTGCACCAATATTATTTTTAATAGCTTCTACCCTTTCTGCTTTTATATCCATCTTTTTAAATTCTTCAATAGCATGTTCTAGTCTGTCCTTTCGATGTTCTAAATTTATGAATAACGTGTTTTTAAACAATTCCATATATTGATGTATTACTGACTTTACTTTATACCTTTTCATATGATATCTAAAATATCATATGTAACTAATTATTTATTTCTTCTGCTTACGAGACTTGTTTTTGCGTGTCTTGTTAGCCTCCTTCTTGAAAGAACCAAACTCACCCTTCTTGGTGTGGTAACCAGCCTTCTTAAGACGGTTTTCCTTCTTGGCGGTCTTGTGCTTACGAACAGAGACAATACGTCCGTGCTTGTTTTTCATTAAATCCTTCTTTTCTAATCCACCGGTAGTCTTATCAGCGTTTCCGTGGAATACTTGAGCTCTTGAACCAACAATCATTCTAAATATATATATAGTAAATATTTTATTTATTCACTATCTGTTACATCTTCTACTAATACTTCATTATTTTCTTTTTTTTCATTAGGTTTTTCTTCTAAATTCGAATATTTTGTGACATTGTGAGGTTGTTTTTCATCAAATTGTTGGTGTGATTGTTTTTTATTGTTTTCCAATTCGGATATACGTTTATTCATTTCTTCTATTTGCTTTGTTAAATCAATTATGTGTAAACGCATTGAATACATTTCCGATTTTTGAACTTCTAATAGTTCCTTTACATCATCTTTTTTATCATCATTACTCCAAGATACGGATTTTTTCTCTTTTGGTTCTTCTAAATCTACTGGTTCCAGTTTTATATTATTTGGTTTGTCATCAATATGTATTTTATTACTATGTTGTAAAGAATTCATCAACTTTTCTCGCTCCCTTTGTTCTCTTTCTAAAAGTTCGTTTATGTTTTGATTGTTTTCATCTGTCTGCTTTTCACGAAAATCAATTTCAGCAGGGACCTTCTTTTGTAGCATACTATCATATTCATTTTGACGCATTTGAAATTGTTTATTAAACATTTCTTCCCTGTTGTCTTTAACTACCGGTGGAGTATTGATAGCGTTATGTGTCATAGTGTTTTGTGGTTCTGGTTGTTGTTGATATGGTATACTTGAATTATGTGCTGAAAATTGAGGGTTTTGTAAATGAACGCTTTGTATCATTGACGTAAGCACTTCTTTATTAATATTGTTTAATTCTTGAGGATTTATTTCTTTTCCTTGGATTTTTGAATAAAAATCCTCTATTGATTGTTTAAACCACATTTCCTTTGCTTGTTGTGGTTGAGATTCAAAATAACGTATTATAAACGGATTTCCATTTATTATATTCCATAGAATTTTCTGATTTTCTGGATGAACGAATAATGCCATTATACACAAATTTTCCTAATATGTGTATAATCATTTTTTGTCTTTATCTTTATTTCGACGTGTTTTATTATTTTTTGCTCTTTTCTTTTTTGTTGATATTTTCTTCTTTTTTCTACCACCTTCTATTTTTTCTTCATCTACTACTACCTTTGGGGAAAAAACATGCTCTATTTTTTTTGATTTTAAGAAATCGTGAATAGTTTTCTTTTGGTCTTCTACAGTTTCATCACGTGGATTTTTCTTAGTACTCGCCCATTTTATATATGAAAATAGCTCACCCAGATAATGATCGATTTGGTCGGCACTTGTAAATGGCGCATTTTTTGTATCAAAACTTATTTTCATATTCCCTACACGAAATCCTTTACGATTTTTATAATTCATAGGATATACTTTGGTTGTTACTGTTACATCATTTGGATTTTGTTCGCTCATAATTTATATTATATTGAGATTTTGTTAGTCCTTAAAATATATTTTACGAAACTCATTCACATATTTATCTGGTATACTTGGTTCTCTAAACAATTTTATTTTACTATCTAATGATTTAAATGGAACGTTATTCAATTTACCCGTTAACATTGTTATTATAAAAAACAGGGAATACATACCACATTCACTATCCTCTTTTTGATGTTCTACTTTATAATTATTATATTCTACTAATTCTATTGGTTCTTCCAGTTCCTTCGCATATTTCTTTATGTTCTCCACTAATTTCTTTATTTCTGATGGTATTTTATCACCATTGCTATCAAAATAAAATACGAATCTATCTTGTAAATCTATAAATAAGGATACCCAATGTGAACCATCTTCCGAGAACTTGTCTAAATTAAATACGACTCCTATCTTTGTTTTACCCATTTTTAAATATTCTTCTAATTCTTCTTTATTTCTCAATTTACATAAATCCTTTACGTAACATATTTCATCGAAGTCAATCGTTGCTGTTTGTATTGCTTTAAAATGGGGGTAAGATAGTTCATATTGTCCTAATACATCATCTATATTAAAATTACTCAACCACGTATTTGGATTTGTTCTCCATTCATCTGGTTGTAATGGACGTGGTATAAATAAATATCTTTCGATTTTTTCACGAATATGCTGGTCTTTTAATACATTTAACCAACAATCCTCTTTTTTACAAGTTCTCAATCTATCTTTTAAATCTTTCCATATACTTCTTGGCTTATCACTTACTATTTCATTATCCTTATTATTTTCATTATATGATTTCTTTAGTAATTCTAATATTTCTACTGGAAAGCAACTCCCTCTTACCACATTTTTTACACCTGGATTGCAATTTAATTTTTTATGTTTTGGTAAATTTTTTCTTGTTGATTTCTTTTTACTTGTTTGATATGTCTTTAATGTCATTTCGTATATATTGTATCATACGATAATATATTACACAATATTACTTTTTTACTATATCTTGTATTTCATTTATACAACTCAACATTATAAATCCATCTGTTACCATAGTATCTATTTCTTTATCATCTTCTTCATACATATTTGATTTGTATTGATATATCACATTACTTGCTATATAATGTCCTAATTTGTGCCGTCTATTCAGTCTCCATATTTTATGTAAATCCAAATTATGTAATACTTGTTTACTACTTGGCGTTATTTTACTACCATATTTATATCCCAAATTTGCTGCTATTCTCAATTTATGCTTATATAGTAATTTCACTATCTTTTCACTCATTATAGATATATTTAGTCATTTTTTTATGTTATTATGATTCATTATTTTTTGATTATACGATTACCCCAGAACGATGTCATTTCATTCGAAATTTCAACTTTT